AATCGCGGTCGAATTGCGCTGATCGAGAATGGTGGTATTCGTCCCGGCCGTCGCTGCGGTAATCATCCCGCTAGTGCCGCCCATGGCAACCCAGTCCGGAGTTACCACAACGACTCCATATCCTGAGCCGATCCAGTTCAGTGCCTCCTGGAGCCCCAGAGTCCCACTTTTCAGGTAGTAATTCGAATGCGCATGGGTCGCCGGGAGGGAGACAGAGCAGCCGCCGCCGTTGTAGCTTGCCAGGCTGGGCGTTACGGTCTCGGTATTCGACGGCACGCCATTATCAACGATGGTAATGGGCGCCGTGGTTGAGAACATCGGGAAGACGATGCCGCCAGAAGTGGCATAACACTGACCTGGATTGTCCCACCGTGTGCCACTTGGGGTTGGTGAGGCAGTCCAATGGGCAAAGTTTGAGGCGTAGAGCAGTCCGGCGACATCGGCGGGACCGTTGGCCGGCTGCATCACGGTTGCTGTTGGGTTGGTGGTTTGGGCAGCGAGCGCCAATGGCAATGCCAGAAACGCTGCGAGCAAAGCTGATCTTTTCATGGCAATGATGCTCCTTTTGAAATCGAATCGAGCGGGCCGCGGGCTCAAGTGCCCTCAGTAATCAATGGGCGGCACGGTTGCGCAGCCCGCGCGAAGTCGGTTACTTGCAGGTCCAGGTGAAATAATACTGAGTGGCCGCAACCTGGGGCGCTGTTGCCTCGGCCACAGTCATGATGCGCTGGAATGTGGTGCCTGAGCCGGTGTCGCTCATGGTCACAGTGAACGTGGTGTACGGGTTGGTTCCGCTCGACTTGACTGTGCAGGTGCCATCGTACTGCGGGCCGCCCGCGCTCACCGCCGGCCATGTCTCGGTAAAGATGGTCCCGGTTGTTGGCGATGTGCCTGTCAGCACATTCGCAGTCCCGACGATTCCGGTTGCTCCGTTGACATTCGAGCAGGTCGGGCTGCCGCCGGCTGCCGCTCCACACGCCATGGTCGGCGCCGTGTTCTTCAAATTTGCGTTGGTTGCGGTGTAGGCACTCCCAGACCACACATAGAATGTGGCCGGCGATGTCGTGATGTCCTCGAGCAGTACGGTGTAGTCGCCCTTAGCCGCCCCGAGGATCGCTGTCGCATAGGTACTCGGGATGTTATTGGCCAGCGACCACCAGTTTTTGTCGAGGATCAGCAGAGTTGGCCAGGCGCCCTGTCCATCGAGAGCGTCAATGCCCTCCTGGAGCCCCGCGGTGCCAGATCTCAACTGGAAGTTGTAGTGATTGTTGCTCGGCGCGATGGTCACACCGCAACTGCCGGCCGTGTTGACGATGGCTGATGGCGTCTTGACCTCACTGTTCGCCGTGTTGGCGTCTGCAATCCACACCGGGGCGTTGGTGTTGAAGTCAAAGAACGGCACATTCTGGCCCTGGGAACTGCAAAGACTGCGGCCCTGGAAGATGTACGTATTAGGACTTTGGGCGTTGATTGACCAGAGCTGGAAGCTGGTGGCCAAGTACCAGGGTGACGTGTAGGGGGTGGTGGCAGTTTGCGCAAAGCTCATCCCGCACGGGGCGAGGACTGCAAGCGCGCAGAGAAGGGCACGGAAGATTTTGCGCATGGCGATGTGACTCCTTTAGGTTGTGAAGAGTTGAGGTTATTGGATGGCGATGCAGGTCACCGAGGGAACGGTATAACCGCGCCCCGCAGATAATCCCGACATTTCAACGCCGTAGCTAAAAGTGGTGCCACTTATCGGAGTTCCGAATGCGGTTACTCCGGCCCGTTGACCGATGGTTGATCCGCTCGGGAAACCGGTCGTGAAACAGTTGACGTAGTAGGTTCCTGTGATCGTGGTTCCCCAACTGATAGCCCCGCTCAGATAGCCCGATCCAGATTCGCTGTCGTCTACCATGACGCCCGATGCACCGTTCCAAAGAGCAACGGTCTTGCGCGGCGCCACGGTTCCGGCGGTGCAGCTCGTGATTCGGCCATAGGCGTCGTAAACAACGCTGGATGGGTTAGCGCATGTTGCAGGAGTGACCGTGGTGGCCAGATCTACCGTGCTCCGGGATGGACTTGCAGAGTCTGTAAGCGCAAACGCGCTCGAGAAGTTGAGATTGGAGCGCTGTGTTTGGTTGGTGCCGTTCGATTGCACCGTCTGGTAGTAGATCGTCGGGAGTGATGTCAGGAACGTGCAGAAAGCATCAAGATATGTCCCATCGGAGCACAAGGCCTGGCCGAGCGTGCCGCCTGAGCCATTGACCCGATAGCCGGTATTGGCATTCACAGCCCCATTCGCCGCGGCACCCTCGACATCTAGTCCCCATGCCGGCGTCGATGTGCCCACTCCGACCCTGCCAGTATTGTAGAGGAAGTATCCGGACAGGTTGAGCCCACCCGAGATCGACTGCGTGCCATGGTTGGCGGGCTGCGACAGGACTGGCACCGGATAGAAAACGACGCCGTGGTAGTACGGCAGCCCATCCGAGAGGTTGATCGTGGTCCCGGCGCCCAATAACTGCCATTGCATTGGATAGTTGGGCACTGGATTGCCGCGGGAGTCGGTCAGGTTGACGTTGTATCCGGTGCCGGTGGGCCAGATGGTGTCATTGGCGATGACTTGGCAGAGTGTGGTGTTGGTCGACGCGGGGGATGCGCCGGAAGTCAGGGCCGCGGCTTGGACGAATGACGCTGAGCCGGTTGTTTGGCCCTGGAGCGTCTCTCCACCGGAGGAGGTGCCGATGAATACGTCCATGCCTATGGCAAGTGATGGCATCCCGGATGCTGGAGGGTTGACCACGAGGGATCCTGACCCGCTGAGCGATGCGATGGTCTCAGGACTGGCCAGCGTAACGTGGCCGGCGGCGTCATACCACTCGTATACGGTGTAGTAGACGCCCGATCCGAGCGATCCTGAGCCCGTTGATGTGTTGATTGTCGCTGTCAGAGGATTGGGCAGACCTACAACAGAGCCATCGGTCGAGGTTGCGCATGCGCTCGAGATGCCGAGGTTGACACCGCAGCCCGCAATATAGCCCTGCTGGGTCGGCGTCAGCGTCATGTTGTAGTTCTTGGCGGGCAGGCCGTTCGATAATCTGAGGTTGCCGGCCAGTGTGACCTGCGCATTGGTTACGCAGGTCTGGCAATGTCCAATGCTGGAGAGCAGGAGCACAAGCAGTGCGAGGATTAGAGCGCTGACGACTACCTGTGCGTCCCACACCCAACTGCGGTAGCGGATCACTGGACTGGTCCACCAGCTGCGGGGCCGCCTACCATCGCCAGCTTGGGTTTGTTGGCCGCGGCAATCTCAGCCTGCTCCGCCTCGAGCTTGGCGTTAGCCTCAGCCGCGGCCGCCTCACGCCTGATCTGCTCCTGGTGCTGGTACTCGGAGATCGCGTTCTTGGTCTCATCCTGCCGCAGCTGGAATTCAGTTTGAAGCATGTTGAGCACTGAGCCGTGGACCTGGATTGACAGCGCGCGCAGCCGCTTGCCAATGGCCAGATACTCGGCCTGGAGGTTGGAGATCGACGTTGCAACCGGCTCGTTGGCGATTGCCGCGACCTTCTCTTGCAGGGTTTCTGCTTGGTTCTTGCTGTTCATACTGCTTTGTCCTTTCGTTTGTACGTTAGATGTGCACCACCTGGCCCACGTCCATTAGGTTTGCAGTCGAGGTTGCAGGCTGGCCCATACTCGTAATGCCAGTGTCGCACCGTCCCCAACTGTTTGAGCCGATACTCGTGCGCCTCCGGTCCCAACAACAGCCGACCGCACACCGCGCAGTGCCGATACTCAACCGGGTACATCGTGCCGGCCCCACCCATCGCCTGATCGTGCTCGACCAGGGCTCGTGCACGCCGCCGGCTGCGTATCCAGAACTCTCGGCTGGTTGCCGTCAGTGTCGCCGACCGCTCGCACCTGCCGAGCTCCTCGGGGTCAATCTCGGTCGCCGTCAGCGTCACAAACCACATTCGCCTCGCCACCTGGACCGCCCGATACCCCCGCATCCTGCCCAGCCGGATCCGCCGATTGCGCCGGTAGAGCCTCGGCTCGCGGTCTGGCTCATCCCATCGCGGGTAGTCTTTGAGATTCATTGATTACGTGACCGACATGCTCACATTCTGAAATGCGCCCGTCTTTGTATCCCAATCCACAAATCCCATGTGTCCGTGTGCAGAAACGGTGACAGGTCTCTCTGGGTCGATGGTTGAGAGTATCTGTTCAATCAACTCCGAAACGAGTTGAACGCTTTGGCGTTCTCCATCGTCACTTAAGCCCGCCGGCTTCTCGGCCAATGGACCCTTAAATTGCTCGGACAACCGCCCACGAACCTCTGCCGGCGTTCCTGAACTGCTCACATTCCAACTCATAAATGTTCCTCATTTCTGCCATGTAGTAGCCCCACCAACCTGTCAGCGATCGCTCTACGGGGCTTGTAGGGCCTAGTTTTTTGCCAATAAACGTGTTTTATGGGTGTCTTGCCGTAAGTGACCTTAAAGTGAGCACGTTGCAACCATCAAACTAATTGCATGGTTCTCATGGCTGATTTACCCCCCGGCCCGCTCGGCATCCCACGCCAAACCCTGCCATACGAGTACGTCGCCACATTGCGGCCAGTCCCGATGTACTCCAGCACCCCATCGCGCACCAGCACGTCGACAGCCTCGCGCGTCTGGTGCTCATGTGTACACCTGGGACCATGGCACGGCTGGTCAACTCCCCACCTGTCCAGCATGGCGCCTGCCCAGCTCGACAGCACGCACACCCGCCGGCGCTCCTTGCTCTTGGGCGCCACTGGCTTATACCTGAACACACGGCCGCGCACCTCGGTCTTGACCGCTTTGCCTGTCTGAGTTGTCTGGATTGTCGCCATAGTCCTCGTGGATTGAAGATAGCTGTGGCTAAAGGGAAGCCTGTTGGGGATCCGATATTCAGTGCCTCGGACCAGGGCAGTTGACAGGTAAGCGGCTCGACTTTCAGCCTGTCAACTCATAAACTTCGGTGGCTACATTGGAACCGCTGGCGGGTCACTCGGAGTACAGCCCCACCTTTCCTCCCCTGTGGTTTGACACTAATTTGCACGGTAACCGGTGCTTTTGATCGTGTCAAGTGAGCAGTTGAGTACGCTTATGCTTTCGGCTGTTGTTTAGTATGCTTTGCAATCAATAGTTTAGATCGGTTTTGTGATGGATGTCACGTTATTTTGTGGTGCCTATTGTAATTGTGATGAGGATAGTATTATCATTGCAACACTATGACCAAGCAATGTAACCGATGCCACCATGAATGGGAATCGCGAGTTGATGGCAGACCGAAGAATTGTCCCCACTGTAAAAGTCCTCTTTGGGACCGCCCAAGGGTGCGCAAATCTATCCAAACCAACGCTCATGCTCTCGTTGGAAAAGCATTGGCTAGTGGGCGGTTGAGACGTGAGCCATGCTCTGTTTGTGGCACAACCGAGAGGGTGCTTGCCCATCACGAGGATTACAGCAAGCCTCTCGACGTGGTGTGGCATTGTCCGACGCATCATGGTCAACGTCATGCCGAGATAGGTGGCTCACTGGCTGAGGGTGTGGATATTCGCATCACACTGCCAGCGCAATTTCATCGGGAGTTAAGGAAATCCGCTATCGATGCCGATAAGACATTGATCCAACACGTCAACTCAATTCTCACCGAATACATCACCCACGAGAAAGAAACCAAAGGAGAGCGCCATGCGTGAAACTCTCGATGATCTCGCGCACGAAATTGCCGAGCAAGTCTCAAAAGAACTGATCGATTCAACCAGCCTCAGCGTGAGGGATTCTGTTTTAGTTTTCTGGCGCGATATCAGCGCGCCTAACCCAACGGAAGCTGAGGCGCTGAAACAGGCGGTAAAGTATCTTGACCTCGCTGGCATCCTCAAGCGCTCACCTGAAAACCCTGAATGGGTTGGATGGGATGAGGACAACTAACACCCCACGGCCCGCCGGAGCCTATCCGGCTGAAAGGCTAGACCGATGATTCTCACTCCCGCTCAAATCAAAGCAGCATCCGACCGTGGCATCGACATCGACGCGCAGGGTTGCGGGTTTGACTACCGCAATCAGGCGTGGATTATCTCCGGCAAGTATCACCCTTGCGGCCATGCCGGAACTGAGCACACCTGCAACTGCTACGGTCGCATCCACGCTGGCGAATCGGCTAACCTGCAATCTGAAAGCGTGACCGCATGAAGAAAACCACGTATATCGAAGGCCTGACGCTGCGCTATTCGTGCGAGGTAATCGACCGCACCGGCGTGGACGCCGCCAATGCCCAGGACCGCGCCGAGGCCCAGGCCATCATCCGCGACATGCGGGATGCGCTCCAAGTCACAGATGAGGAGTGGGACGAAACATGCTATGAGATGGCCGCGGAGCTCATGCACACCGGCGCCGACCAGACCGGCCGCGTGCGCTCTGGCAATCCAGACACCCTCTGTGCGGACTCGACCGGCGCGCGCGGCGCGCGGCATCGGCCCGACAATCGGCAGCACGGGACCGGCATAGTCCGCGCCGTGGCCCTCTCGCTGTTGTTCTGGATTCCGGCTGTTATTTGGGCCATCGTGCATTACACCCAGAAAGCAGGTTTACCGTGGTAGACCCGCTATCCTCCCAGCTTGGCTGTGCGTTCGGCGCCCTGCTCACCTTACTCGCCTGTGTGTTTGTCGCAGGCCTACACGCCCGCAGCGGCCTGAAACGGCTCCCGGCGGGAGATAGGAGAAAGTAATGGACATTAAGAATCTGTACGATGTAGTCATTTTCACGTCTGCCGCGCTGACCATCAAGGACGCGGTAATTGATGCAATTGCCAAACGTGCCAACCTGCGCGATGCCAACCTGCGCGGTGCCGACCTGCGCGGTGCCAACCTGAGCGGTGCCGACCTGCGCGAGGCCAACCTGAGCGGTGCCTACC